CCATAAGCCGGTCTTCCTTTCCGTGCGCACTGCGCGGAACCCGGAGTTCTCGGCTCTGGCGCATGTCGTGTTCACCAAGCTGGCGGACGGGCTTGGCGTCCCGATGGACGCGATCAAGAACTACCTAAAGGAGCAGACCGGGCGCTTCGATCTGGTGAAGATGCCGGACGGCAGCTACGTCAGGCTGCGCAAGTCGGTGCGCTTCTCGGCCATGAGCGAGGAACAGTTCCGCGCCTTCTGGAACGAGTGCCTGCCGATCATCTTCGAGAGGCTGCTTGGCCGGGTGAAGTCGAGAGAGTATCAGGACATCGTGGAGTTGCTCGATGGCAAACGTCACCCTCGTTCGTGAGTGTCTCGAAAAGGCGCTCGCCGCGAAGACGATGAACAACGCCCGCTACTTCATCAGCCTCGCCATGAGCCACCTGCCGCCGCCGCTCGACCCGAACATCCAGTACCCCGCCACGGCTGGCGCTCTTGGTGGGCCGTTTCCAGAGGAAGACCCGTGAGGGACAGGCCGACCGACAGGATCGAGGCCGGTCGCCTCGACGGCCAGTTCCACTCACCGAGTGCGGCGCGGTACGGCGCGTTCTCCGTCCTTGGCCCATGCGGTCGCAAGCTGCTGGTGATTGCTGACGATGGTGTCGCGCGGCATGATGCGACCGGGTGGGAGCATGTGTCGGTGTCAATCGCGGGCAAGCATCCGCCGAACTGGCAGGAAATGAACTGGATCAAGGAGCAGTTCTGGCGCGATGACGAAACGGTGCTGCAATTCCACCCGGCCAAATCCGACTACGTCAACATCCACCCGAACTGCCTGCACCTGTGGCGCGTCGTCGCCCTCGATCATCCGCTGCCTGAAAGGCTGCTGGTATGAGAGCCGAATTCACCAAGGCCACGAAACGGGCGATCCACGCCCGCAGCGGGGGCCGCTGCGAGTGCTGGCGCTGCCCCGGCCTCGTGCCGTGCGGGCAGCGCCTCGGCTTTCCGAGGTTCTACGAGCACATCATCCAGTGCGAAATCGGCGGCGATAATTCCATCGAGAACGGGGCGGTGCTAAACCTGACCTGCTGGCGGGCGAAGACTGCCAAGCAAGACCTGCCGGTGATCGCCAAGGTGAAGCGTGTTCGCGACCGTCATTGCGGCATTGTTACACGCAGCCGTCGCATCATGGGCTGGAAGCGGTTCGACGGCACCCCGGTCAGGAGGAAGTAGCATGGCACTCGATCCAATCGTTGAAGGCCGCGCGACCCCGGTCGTGCCTGAGTGGCTGGAGCCATACGTCGAGGTCGCGCCAGCGAAACGCGATGCGCTCTCCACCCCGGAGCAGATACTGTTCGACACCTACTGGCGGCGGGCGACCGGCGAGGTCAAACCTGCGCTGTCGGGGCGCGAACGCGGCAAGCTGCTGTCCTACCTTGAGCGGTGATCCAACAGAGGGGGCTGACATGAAGAACGGCGGGGACGCTCTGCACGAAACGGCTGCGCGTGGGGTCGAGGCAATCCACATGATCGTAGGGCAGCGCGATCAGTTACTCACCGACAGCGAGCGCATGAAGACCGAAATCATGCTGCTGCGGGAGAAGAACACGCAACTCGATGGCCGCCTCTCGCAGGCGGTGGCCGAGCGCGACCACTACATGCGCTTCTGCGTCGAACTGACCACCAACCTCAACAACATCCAGAGCACCATCAACATCGCCATCGACGCCGCCAAGCACGCCAGCTACCGGCCCTCGCCCATATCGTTGCCGCCGAAGGCGGACGCGATGACGCAGGCCGATGCCGAGGCGCTCGAAGGCCTGATCAAGCGCCTGCCCGCGAGTGATGGCGAGCCGAATTAAGGCAGCCCCGAAAATTTATTTTCGCCAATGATTGCGGTGCGGGTTTCCGGCTAACCCATTGACGAATTCCAAAATTCGCTGAAAGCGAAATTCTCTGCCTTATTCGTATGCTAATATACTTCGCTAGGTCGGGAATGGTCCCGACCCGCTGTTTGAAATCGTGAAGGAGGACACATGCAGTTAACGCTGCAAGAGGTCGAACTGCGTTTGAAGCGGTGGCACACCCGGCTCACCAGAGCCAGCAACGAGGTGGCCAAGCTGGAGAAGAAGCGGCGGCGGATGATGTCGATGACGTTGGCCGACCGCCATCGCGAGCACACCAAGGTGCGCCTCGCCAGCGGCGAGGTGGTTGGCGTCAAGACCGACAGCGAGATACCGCTGCCGGAACTGGATGCCTTCTTCCAGCCAGAACCGAAGAAGCCGTTCGACGCCGAAGATGCCTTCAGTATCCCGAAAGAACTGAAGGTCACCACGGATGTCGAAAAGCTGCGAGCCGAACGCCGGAAGGCCGAGGCCGCCGAGCGCAAGAAGATGCCGTTGACGGGTAAGGCCGCCAGCGACTACATCAAGCGCAAGAAGTGACCCCCGTCCTTTGGGCCGCCCTCCGGGGCGGCCTTTTTTATCGGCAGCGCAGGACGTTCTGCTCGTCATACAAGCAGGTGCAGCAGGCTTCCGGCCAGCTTGACCCCAAGGTGGGGAAGCAACACCCGTAGGATCATCAGCAGCGCGATCAGCGCCACGATCACCCAGATGATCTGGATGACCTTCTCAGGCAGCGGCACCCCGATGATGCCAAGCACCCAGATGATCAGGTAGACCACGAGTGCGAGGATGCAGACGTAGATCAGTAGCGTGATGACTGCCTCGATCATTGTTGCCTCCTATTTTGGTTGCGCCAAACACTCCTTCCGAAAGATCGCCGGGATCAGAAAGTTCCCCGTCTTCGGTCCCTTCGGGTCGAAGCCGGGATCGCCGGGTCCGGTGCTCACCGCGATCCGGGGATCGCAAGACGTGCGCCGGATCAGGTCGAACGCGATGGCGGCGGGAGGGATCGCCACCAGCGCAACGTCAGCAGGTTGCTGCACCGGGGCCGATGGTTTGTAGACGCGCACCTTGGTGCGGGCATCGGCGCTCGCCGGGATCAGCAGCAGCGCGATCAGCAGCGCAAAGGCTCTCATGCGATTTCCTCCTTGGTTGGCGGGATGACGATGACCTCGACCTCGTCGTCTGTCTCGATGCCGAGCGCGTCCATCAGCCCCGGCGAAATGTCGGCCACGCGCCCGGTCGAGGATGCCGGTCCCCAATCGGATGGCCGCGCCCAGAACGACCGCGCGGTGGCGGGCGAGCGGACCAAGCAGATCGTGCGCAGCAGGTCTTCCTTGCTGATCTGATCGTAGTCCCACCGCATGGCGATGTAGAATTCGTCCGGGTCGAGGTTGCGACCGAGCGCCTCCGTCGCCCCCTCAAGGAACAGGTCGGGCGCTTGCGACACCTCGAAGATGAAGGCCAAAGGCTCGCCTTCGGACATGCCCTGATCGTCGGGGCCGCCGAAGTGGCTGCATTTCCCGCTGATGATCTTCATCGCGTCCTCGCGCTGTTGCCGTTTCCGTCAGGGAGCAGAAGCTGCCGCGCCGATGTGCGCTGCGTGCGGCAGTCGCGGATGTCCTTCACGAGACTTTCGATCAGTTCAAGCTGCGCCTTGTTGCGCTCGCCAGCGGCAGACGCCACCACGCCGAGCAGGTAGGCCGCAAAGATCAGCGTGGCGCAGATCACCACCAGCAGCGCGAGCACGATGGGCGTGCCCCGCATCGCGTCGATCAGCTTGCCGGATGTCTCGATAGGCATGTTGCCTCACTGGTTGTACTTGATGACGATAAGGCCCTGCCCGCCCGTGCCGGGGGTAGCCCCGCCTGCGCCACCGGCACCGTAAAGGCCGCCGTTGCCGCCGATGGTTCCGTTGCCCCCGCCCCCACCACCGCCCCCGGAGCCGTGCGTGGCATCCCACTCAGTACCGTTGCCGCCGATCCCGCCGTCATTGCCGACAGCGCCACCACCACCGCCGCCGCCGTTGGAGCCGGGGTTCCCCACGCCACCACTGATCGAGCCACCACCTGACCCTGCCGCGTTGTTGCCGCCCGCGCCGCCGTTATTGTTGTTCGAGCCGCTTGGCGTCGTGCCGCCTCCGTTGCCGCCGCCGCCCGCGCCGCCTTGGATGCTGGAGTTGACGGGGGCCGCGCCCGCAGCACCGGCACCGAGCGGACCAGCGCCGCCGCCACCACCGGCTGACGCTCCGCTTGGCGTCCGGCCAGCCGTGCCGCCGTTGAACTTGGTGGTGCCGTTGCCGTTGGCAGCTTGCCCGCCGCTGGCGCTGACGGTGGCAGCCGGTGCCCCCTCCGCGCTCACCGATGCGTTGGCGCGGGAGGTGCCGTTGAACCACGTGTCGCCACCGGGGGCATTGCTGCTTGCGCCGCCGATCCCGACCGAAAGGTTGATGACGGCTCCCGGTGTCAGCGGCAGGTTGACGATCTTGGAGTAGCCGCCACCGCCGCCTGCCCATCCGTTGGTGTACCCCGCCGCCCCGCCAGCGATCACCTCGATGCTGTTGTTGTTGGACGGCCAATCGCTTGGCACGGTCCAAGTGCCAGCGCCGGTCGTCGTGATGAACTGCGTGACGGGCACGGGCGGGTTCGGCAGGTAGGCCGTTGCCGGGGGTGTGAAGGCGGCACCGGCTCCCACCGCCCGCCGCATCACCCTGACCTCGTCAATGTACCCGGCGAAGGCGGAGGCGGTGCCGGTGCCATCGTTGCCGATGTACGGGCGGTTCAGGCCGTAGTTAATGTAGCGGTTGATGTCGGCGTAGGACGTGCCGACCTGCGCCCCGTTCATGAACAGCTTGGTGACGCCAGCAAATCGCTCCAGCCTGATGTGCGTCCAGACGTTGAGCGTCAGCGCCGCGCCCGTGATCTGGGTCGCGCCATTGGTGTGGAATAGGACGACATTGGAGGCGTTGTTGTAGATCGTGATGTAGGGGCCTTCGAAGCCGGGGCGCTGGTCGTAGATGATCCGCTGCGCCGTCGCCGTGGGAAACACTTGCAGGTCGATGGCGAAGTCGCCAAGCCCGAACGCGAAGTTGGCGTCCGCCAGCAGGCTGCGGTAGAGCACGGCGTTGGTCGCGGGCGCAAACCCGGAGGTCGCGCCGAACTTCTTCTGCGTTGCCGAGGTGTTGTAGCCGTTGAGGCTCGCCATCGCCTTCTTGAACGGTGACGCATCTGGGAAGACGGTGCCGCCCGGTGCGCCGTCCATGTGCAGCAGCAGCTTGAGGTCGTAGTCGTCCTCCACGAAGGGCGTGCCTGTGCTGTAGCGGATGATGATGATGCCGGGAGCGCCGTGGCCTCCGGTGCCGGTGCCGCTCAGGCGCTGACCTGCTCCACCGCCACCACCGCCGTACAGTCCGCCGTTGCCGCCCTGCGTGGCGTTCGACACGCCCGTGGCAAAGCCACCACCGCCCCCGCCACCGGAGCCGAGGAAGCCCGCGACGATGTCCACGCCGTTGCCGCCTTGGCCGCCGAGCGCGAAGCTGGTCGCGCCCGCGCCGCCGCCGCCGAGCGTGCCCGGTACGCCGGGAGCGCCGGTCGCACCGACCGCGCCGCCTGTGCCGAGAGAATTGTTGCCGCCATTGGGGATAGCGCCGTTCGCGCCGCCACCATTGCCGCCGCCACCACCACCCGGCGATCCAGCGCCCGCGCCGTTCGCGCCGTTTCCATTGGGTCCGCCCGCGCCGCCCGCGCCCGCGCCGCAGTTGTTAGTGGTGTCAACGCCAGCGCCGCCCGATCCGCCGCCGAACTTGGCGTTGCCGGTGCCGGTGGCGTAGCCGCCAGCGGCAGCAGCGCCGGGCGACACCGCGTTGCGGATCGCGGCGGGCGAACCCTTCGCTCCGCAGGCCTGCCCGCTCGACGGGAAGGCCGCGCTGTTGAACCACGTGTCGCCGCCCGCATTGCCGGTCGTGCTGGTGGAGCCTTGTCCACCCGGCCCGACCCGGTACTGGATCGACGCGCCGGGGGTGAGCGTCAAGTTGACGCTCTTGGAATAGCCGCCACCACCACCGGCAGACTGCCCGTTCACGCCGCCGAGGCCACCTGCGCCGCCGCCGATGCACTCGATGGAATTGTTGCTGTTGCTCCAGTCGGCGGGGACTGTCCACGTGCCAGCACCCGGCTCCGTCAGGATGACGGTGCGCACCTTGGTGCCGCGTCCGAATAGCGGCGACGGGGTAAGTCCCGGCAGCATTTATTTGATGTCCGCAGTAAAGGTGCAGGGGATGAACGCGCCGTCTTGACTGACTGCATATGAAATTGCATCGACCGCGCTAGGCGAGGCGGTCAGCGTCGGCTTCACCCCTCCGGGGAATTTCCACGCCGTTCCCCATGTCGTGATATTGCGCCCGCCCGTGGCGTCCTGCTGGACGTAGATGATGCCCTTCTGCCCCGGCTTGACATTATTTGGGTTCGGCAGACTTCCCGTGGCGCTGTTGATCGTCCACCAGAAGTCGAACGCTGCGCTGAACTCCGGGGTATAGGTCGCGACCGGCCCGACTACGGTCGGCACCGCCGCCGCCCACGCCGCCCCCGGCGTCAGCGTCTTGGTTGGCGCGGAGTTGGCGGCGTATTCCGCTGCGGTCGCGGCTGGCGGGATCAGGGCGGCAACGGCATCGACGTACTGCTTGGTGGCGATGCCGAGCGGGGCGGTCGGGTTGCCGAGGATGCTGATCAATCCGGTCAACCGGCTGATTAACAGCGGGGTGTCGATCAGGGCACCTGCATCGTCGTACCGTTGGATGTAGAAGTTCTGGTTGGCGTCGCCGCCGCCGAAGTTTGCAATCCACAGGTCAAGACCGTTGAATTGCCCGCGCACGAGATTGCCGCTGGCGACCAGCAGCTTGTTGAGCAGGAATTCCGGGGCGCTCTTGACGACCCTCACATTGCCCGTGATGTCGCCGCCCGTTTTCGGGTAGCCGCCGATGTTGGAAAGCGAGAGCGGCTTGTCGAGCACATCCGACAGGTTGGCCGAGCGCAGCATGTCGCCCGCCCCGGTGCCTGCGGGGCCGGGAGGCCCCGGCAAGCCTTGGCTCCCGGTGTCGCCTTGCGGTCCTTGCACGCCTTGGATGCCCTGATCGCCCTTGGCCCCACGGATGTCGGTCGCTTCCGCCTTGGTGCCGACAAAGCTGGTCGGCCCGACATACATGCCGCTCTGCGGCGGCTCGCTGCCTTCCGGTCCCCCGGTCCAGCCGGTGACCTTGAGCACGCGCCGCTCGCCGTCGATCTCGACTGCGAGCAGCGGTATCCACGTTCCCGGCACCGGGTCGGGCGAACCATCGGACGAGCGCAGCGCCCGGTTCATGCCCTCCTTGAGTTGCGCCATCGCGTGCCAGATTTTGTCGTAGGCCCACTCCTGATCGCCCGCGTCCATCGTGGACAAGGTCGTGCCGTCGAGGTCTTGGACGAACTGCACGTCGCGCATGATGACCAGCAACTTGCCGACAGGCGGCGCGACCATCATCGTCACCGTCCCGGCCACCGGGTCTTCGTGCGTGGTGGCGGCTCCGGTCAGTGTGTAATTGAGGTTCTCGATCTGCGGGACTTCGGCGAGGCTCTCGATGTCGGTCAGGATCACCTTCACGTCGAGGTTCGACAGGAAAGCGAAGCCGGTCGAGAACACGGTGGTCGTGCCGTTGCCGGTGTACTCAACTCGCGCGAGGTCTGATGTGACGGTCATTGGTCACCCCTATTGCGACGGGACGGTGAAGCCACCGCCGCCTACGACTGCTGGCCTGCCGCGATGGTCCGGCAGCGGTTCTTGGATCGGTCGGATATTCTCCGTGCGCCGCGCCGTGCGCCGGTCTTCGAGGCCGAGGTCTTGGCGCGGGATCGACAGCTTCTGATGCTCGCGGTGCGCGATGCCCGCCGCAATTTCGGCGTGAAACGCCGGGAAGCGCCACGGGGCCTCCGACATGATCTGGCGCTGCGCTGCCACCCGGTACTCCTGCACCCAATGCTTGATGTAGGCGGCCTTGCCGCTGTCGGTGCCGGTGACATCGGGGCCGCTTTTCTTCTCGTAGATGTACGAGTAGCGCGGATCGCCGCCGCTCACCATGCGGTTGAGGAAGTCTTCCAGCCCGATCTTCTCGCCGGTCACCGGGTTGTGCTGGAGTTCATTGCCAGCCAGCCGCCGATAGTAGTCGAGCACTTCCGGGTGATCGCGGAAGTTGACCTGCACGCCCATGAACGGGGCCTTCCACTCGATGCGCTGGATGCCGGTACGCAGGTTCACCAGTTCGTTGAAGGTGGCGTGGTCGTTTTTCCAGTTGAGCCGGAACGGGATCACCATGTTGTACATCGCGCCGCCGAGGCCCTTCGGCGACGGCTCGATCTGGTGACCGAACACGTCGCGGATCGGGATCATGCGCTCCGACAGCAGCGGCATGTTCTTGTAAAACAGCGCACTCCACCAGCCGTCGATTTCGCGCTGCTGCGGGTCCATCGCCTGCCCGATTGCTCGCGCGGGCGCAACGCCGGGGATCACGTTCATCGAGGACGAGCCGAGGTCGCGCATGAAGGTGCCGAGCGAGGTGTCGCTGCCCTTCTTGTAGGTGTCGAGCGATCCCATCAGCTTCGACATGCCGGTCATGAACGACTGCCCGGTGGTCGAGTAGGCGGCGATGCTGATCGCGGTGTTGAGCCACTCGTCCCAAGTGTCGTAGGCCTCCGGGTGAACGTCCTTCGACTTCATCACCTGATCCATCGTGCCAGCGAAGGCGATCATCGGCGCAAGCTGGCCGAGGCCGCTGATCTGCACCTGCGCCCCGCCCGGACGTTGCAGCGCGAACGGCTTGATGCCCGCGCCTTCGAGGCTTTCCTTCCAGCCCTGATCGTTCGGCAATGGGCCGGTCAGGTTGCCGTTGTGCGCGTAGTCGAGCAGCAGCGCCATCGCCACCGCGCCCGTGGTCATCTTGGCGAGCGCCAGTTCCCGCGCAGCGCCGCCCGCGCCGAAGTCGGTGCGCCAGCGCCCGATGATCGGAGCCATCGGAGAGTGCTCGACCGCGTTGCGCAAGAGGTTCGACGGCGTGCGCACGTAGGGCATCGCCATGTAGATCGGCTGCACGTTGGAACGCAGTTGCAGCAGGCTTGAACCCCACTTCCCCGGCATGTCGTTGAAGGTAGCGTAGTTGGCGTGCGACATCGCCGCCAGCTTAATTTCGTCGCCGGGGTTGGAAATCAGGCTCGCCACCCGGTCGGCGAAGGCATTGCCCTGCAATCCTTCGGCCAGCGCCCTTCGATAGGCCTGCGCTTCGATTTCGCCCCGGTAGGCGATCACCTTGAAGAAGTCGTCGCCAGCGGCAAGGAAGCGACCCGGCATGCGCACGGTGTGGCCGATCATGTCGATGGCCTTGCCCATCGGGGTGGCTGCGAAGGCCTGCGCCTCCACCGCCGACTTGCGCATGGTTTCCGCTACCGCCTTCGAGGTGATGGTCGGCTGCATCGAGCCAGCCATCGTCTGCCCACCGCCGCGCGACAGGTCGGCCTCCATCGGCCCCAGAGACTGCATCGGGAAGAACTGCCGCTCGCCCGTGCTGACCGCCTTGCCAGCGGTGACCCACGCCTCCTTGAACGCGCCAAGCTGGCCGCGCAGGTAGGCTGCGGCCTCACCCGGTGCGACCGAGGCTGCCGGGTCGGTGCCGAGCATCATGGCGTACTTTTCCGCCACCTTGCGGTCCACCGACTGCCACATCGCGTTTGCGGTGTTGCCGACAAGGTTGCGCACCTGCGTGACGGGCCGCCACAGGAAGCCGAGCGCGTAGGCCTCCTTGTAGGCATCCCACGTCCAGCGGCCCCACCCGCGATTGAGCGCGACGTTGAGCGCCCCGGCAGGTGCGCCCTGCGCCTTCAGGTCCACGATCATTGACGAGAGCCGCTTTGCTCCCTCGATACCGCCCGTGCCTTCGAGGAACGACTGCATCATCTGCGCCCGCGCGACCGCACCTTCCTGATGCACCGCACGCAGTGCGCCGAGCGCACGGCCCGCTTCGCCCGACACGCCGAGGAACTGTTCCAGCAGCGCCATGTGCGTGACCATCTGCTCGTTGACGCGGAAGGCGTCGAACGCCTCGCTCGACACCTCAGCCTTGCGGGCCAGATCGAGCAGGCGTGCGTCGGAGGCTTGCAGCAGCTTGCCCGCTGCGATGATCTTCTCAGCCGGAAATGCCTCGCCGATGCCGCGCTTGAGCAGGTCTTCGTGCGTCATGTTGAGGGCTTCGGCCAGTTGCTTCTGTGCCTGAAGGGTGAGCACGTCGCGCTTGGCGGCGCTGATCTGCGTCTTCATCTGCCCCGCGATGTCGCCGATCACACCGGGAAGGTTGCCCTTGTCGATGTTCTCCCACGTCACGTTGACGTTGAGGTCGGACAGCTTGACCGCCTTGGCGCTCTCGATTGCGGCCTTGCCGGTGACCTGTCCCGGTGTGCCGATCTTCGCCGTCGCCACGTCCCACGGCTGCTTCTCCCACGCCGTGTTGAAGTGCCGCTCCAGCGTTGCCTTGTACTGCTCGATTTCAGCGATTTGCGCAGGTGTTGGATCGGTGATGCGCTTGAACTTGTCGTAGATGCCGTGCAGTTGCTCCTGCACCGCGTTGATTTCGCGCGGCACGATCTGGATTTCGGCTGACAGGCCGGGGGCGACCTCGACCTGCGCATGGATGGCGCGGTAGCCGTCCTTCGGGTTGGCGATCTTGTCGTCAACCTCCAGCACCTTGAAGCGGCGGCCAAGGTCGTTGAGCACATCGGCTGCCGTCTGCGGGCTGTCCACCGATACTCGCCCGCCGATATAGTCGCCGATCACTTGGGCTGGCCGACCGGCAGCAATCTTTTCCTCGACCCCGCTGGCCCCCTTGATGCGAACTCCGTTCGGGGCAACGTCAGAAGTCGCTACTTTCGCGCCGGGGTTGGCGCTGGCGACATCGGCCAGAGCCTGCTCGACCTCAGGCTTAACCTGTTCGCTGGCCGCTAAAATTGCTTTGCTATCGCCGCTTGCTTGCTTTATACTTCGGCCTGTAGGTGTATCAATGCCGCCCAACTCAAATTTGCCCGTCAGGGTCGTTGACGGTCCCGTCCGCGTAGACGGGGTCGCCATGCGGCTGGTCGAACTCACCGATGGCTCCGGCAGGGTCGAGAGTTTCGTCAACGGGGCTTGGGTGCCCGGTGGCGGCTCCGTCAAAGACGTGCTGACCGGCACTCCCTTCCCAGAAGGGGAGGCCCCCGACAGCGGCTTGCCAACCGACACAGCGACCGCTGGCGCATCCGGCGCAACGCCTCCCGTCGCCCCCTTAACGAAGTAATCCGCGTGCGCCAGTTGCTCGTCCGGGGCCGCCCCTGCGGGCGAGCCGGGGATCGGCATTTCGGCAGGCGGCGCTCCGCTCGTCATCTTCGCCTTGATGAAGGCGCGGGTGGCCGACAGCCCGCGCACGATGGCTTCCGCAGCCACCCCCGTGACCAGACCCTCCGTTGCCTGCCGCAGCCGGTTGAGCGCCTCGTTGTCGTTCGGGTTGGTGGCGAGGAAGTCGCTGATCGGCCCCTTCAGTTGCGGGTACTTTTCCACAACCATGTTGGTCAGATTTGGCTGGCCGGGATCGGTGCCGAAGAACATCGACACCGCGCCCGCCCCCGGTGCCGCCATGAAGCCGCTGACCCCACCCGTCGCCATCGCCGCCATCGCCGGACGGTAGAGCGTCATGAACTGGCTGATGTTGCGCACCAGCCCGCCCGTCACGCTCTCCGGTTTGCCGCCGATGCCAAGCACCTGCTCCGAGGTGAACTCAGGCGCACCCGGCAGCCCCATCGACTTGCCGATGGCGGTGCGCTCGCCCTCGCGCTGCGTCTTCGTCGCCTTGAGTTCCTCCGTGGTCTGCCCGCTGATCCACGGTGCATTTTCATCGAGCCAGTCGCCGAACGAGCCGACCGCCTGCCCGGTGTGCCGCCATGCGTCGAACCAGCCGCCCACGATCTGTCCCGGCGCTTCCATCACGCCCTTGCCGATGTCGGCTGCTGTCGCGCGGGCCTGCCGTTGCGCAGCCGAGCGTGAAATCTCCCAGAACGATCCGTTGGTCGGCGCAGGCGCATCGGGTGGCGGCGCAGGCGCAGGCTCGTCGGGCGGCGCAGTGCCGCGTGTCTTCATGTCGTCCAGCAGCTTCTGGAACTGCGCCTGATCGGCCCGCTCACGTGCGCTGGCGAGGTAAGTGCCGTCCGTGGTTTCGTTGCCGAGCGGCATCAGATGTTCTCCTGCAAGTCAGTGCGCGTGCGTTGCTGCATCACGTCCTGCGGCTGGATCGCGAGCCGGTCGGGGTTCGTCGTGCCGGTCGGCGGCGGCACCTCGATCTGGTCGCCGCTTGGGCGGCCCATTGGAGGCAGTGGCTGCGGTGCAATGGTCGCTCCCATCTTCTGCGGGGCGAGCGGGTTGGCTGGCGCAGTCTTGGGCGCTGCCGGGTTCGACTGCTGCGCCTTCTTGGCTGCGGTGTCGGCCTTCAGCTTCTGCTCGATCTTGAGCGTCGAGCGCCACTGGTTGAGCAGGTTCTGCTGCTGGTTCATGTCGGCGATGTTGCCGCCCCTGCCTTCCGACATCTTCACCACGTCGCTGTCCAGCTTGGCCTGCGCCCGGTTGATGTCGTCCTCGTTGATGTCGCGGCGGCCCTTGCCGGTCGCGCCGTTGTCGAAGTAGCGCGAGAACACCAGCCGGTCGCGCACCGCGTTCGACTGATCGTCGGCGGCCCGCTTGATGATTTCGTCGCCCTTGGCATCGACCGCAGCGTCGGAGCCGATCACCGGCTTGTTGGCGGGATCGCGCACCCACAGGTCGAACTCGCGCAGCGCGTCGGCCATGCGGTTGCGAGCGTCCATGCCTTCCTCGCCCGCCACGCCGGGGGTCAGCTTCTCGTGGATGTAGGCCCGCACGCGCTCGACCGGGGTCTTGGTTCCGGCGCGGAAGATGTCGCCGTTGCGGCGTGCCCACTCGCCTGCCTGTCCGGCGTCGAGGTTGCGGTTGCGGATGTGCGCCTCCAGCGTCTTGCGGAACTCGTCGGGCGGCTGGTTGCGAACGTCTTCATCGAGCGACATCAGAACGCCAGCGTCCTCGCGCACGGGCGGCTTGTCGCGCAGCGTGTAGGCGGTCTGCAACTGCGTCGGCGACATCCACTTCTTGCTGGCGTCGATCATGTCGGTGGTGACAGCCTTGCCTGCGAAGGCGGCATCCATGATGCCCTTGGTCGCTTCGTCGCCTAGCTTGTGCATGCGCTTCTCGTTGATTTCGTTGATCTTGACCGCCAGCTTGCTGGCTTCCTCGAAATTCTTGACGTGCTGCGTGAAGGCCGCGTCCTGCGGGTTGACGTTGTCGGGCGACAGGTTGCGCAGGTCGGCGGCCATCTGTTCCGGCGTGGTGTCCTCGCCCCACCGCGTATTCGCGTGGTACTTCAGGTTTGCCTCCCGCGCCGCCAGCCGCTTCTCCGCTTCGGTCGCCCCGAAGATCATCGCCAGCGCCTCAGGCGTCAGACTTGGATCGACGCCCGCCGCGCCGTGCGTCTTCACCGACATTTCCTCCTGCGTCAGCGTGGCATCGGCTGTTGTGCGGGCGGTCTTGCGATAGGCTTCGGCCTGCGCCCGCACCGCCTTCATGCGGCTGTCCCAATGTTCCTCGTCCTTCTGGAATTCGTGCGGCGTCTGCCCCAACATCGGGGACGCACCCACCACGCCGGGAGCCTTGAAGCCGCCCGTGCCGCCGAGCGGCTGCTGCCCGGTCACCGGCTGCTGCTCTGTCACCCCCTGCTGCTTGGCCGCAAGTGCGCGGGCTTCCGACTGGTGCAGCCGTTCCGCAAAGTCGTCCGCCGCTGCCGAGTTGTCGAAGATGCCGAGGTGTCTGCCGCTGGCGTTGTACTGCTCGACCGCCGCCCGGTCGGACAGAACGCGGGAGCCGTCATGTGCCACGGTCGGGATCAGCACGGTGCCCTGATCGGTGCCGATGGACATCGAGCGCACCGTGGAAATCGAGCCGTCCGCGTTCTTCACCTGCGGCTGCTTCGACACGTCGATGTTGCCGGGGACGGTGAGGCCCTCGCGCCCGCGCACCACCAGCGACTGCGTCGGCGTGCCGCCCGCGCTCCGCGCAAGCTGGAAATGCGGCATGTCGCTGCCGCCGAGGTGCTCCAGCCCGAACTCCGCTGCGTGCTGGCGCAGCCACTCGCGGGCGGGCGAATAGTTGAGGTCGGCGGCTTCCGCGCCGCCAGCGCGTTGCTCGTGCTCGTGCCGCGACTGCCCCGGCTTGGCCGCCAGCCCTCCGGTGCCAGCCTCGTATTTGGCCCGGTATTTTGCCTGCGTTTCGGTGGTGCGGCCCATTTCGTTGATGGTGATCTTGCTCCCGGTGGCGTCTTCCGCCGCCTTGATGCCAGCCGCCAGCCGCGAGGCGAACACCGGGTTGACCTTGTCAACGTAGAGTTCGGACGGCTTGCCGTCCTTGCCGACCACGGCGCGGGACGTGAAGAAGGCCGGGTCCACCACCGCCGCCGCTGGTCCGCCAGCCTCGCCCGTGACCTTGCTGCTCCACGTCGCCACGAAGGCGCGGCTGGTCACGTTGTTGACATCGTTGCCGAACGCCTTCTTGTCGGCCTGCGACAGGTTGCCCCAGATCGCCGACTTGGCGATTTCGTCGCTCTTGTAGAAGCGCCGCACGTTCTGCCACGCCACCCCGTCAGGGTTCGCCATGTGGGCGGCTGCTCCTGCGTAGCCCTGCTGGTGGATCAGGTACTGTTCGGTCGGCGTCGGATCGCGCCCCATCGCCGTCTTGAAGCGGGCGTTCTCGTCCGCCATCTTCCGCGCCGTCGCGAACACGTTGTCGTTGGCGTCGAAGATGTTGCCACCCGGTCGCCCGTACTTGGTGAACAGGTCGTCGGACAGTTGGGTCGCACCCTTGTTGTTGCCGGTCACCGCGTTGGGGTTGCCGTTGCTCTCGATGCTGATCGTGGCCTTGAGCACGCCGGGATCGACCCCGTTCTTCGCGGCGGCGTCGTCGGCGATCTTGCCGAGCGGGGTCTTGTCGATGTCCGACACCCGCTTCGAGTTGACCCCGCCGAGCGGGGTTTCCGGCAGCGTGGTGACGCCAAGCCCCCGCGCGATGGTGTCCTTGCCCGTCTTCTTGAAGTCGTCCCACTCCTGCAACACCTTCTCGTCCAGCGGGTTCTGGAGGGCGCGGGCCTCGTATCCCTTGTTGATGGCATCGTAGTACTGCCGCCCGTACTTGATCAGCAGGTCGCGCTTGGCGAGGTCGTTGCGGTTTGTCTCAGCCACCAGCGACTTGGTGGTGTCGAGCGCCTGCGGCAGGTTGCCGGGGTTCTGCTGCAACAGCGCCGACTGCTTCTCTGCCGAGCCGTCGATCTGCTTCTCGACGTAGATGTCGTTGGTCTTGACCGCTTCGGCGTCCCACTGGAGGCCCTTGCGGTTGTGATAGTTGTGAACGGTGGCGTCGGCCTGCGGCAGGTTGCGCCCGTAGATCGAGCCGCGCCGCTCGTTCCAGTCGTTGGCGGCGAAGTCGCGCAGCATCTGCGGCTTGGCCGAGGCCTGATCGGCGGGCAGGTCGCGGTCGAGTTTGAGTTCGTACTGGCCGACCGCTGTCTCGTGGTCCGACAGCGCCGACTTCGAGGCGATTGCCCCCTGCTCGTTGGCGTTGGCGGCGAGCGCCTCGCCCATCTGCGAAATGCCCTGCCCGATGGCCTTGCCCGCGAACGCCTGCGCCTCGCCGATCTGCGCCCCGAAGGCGTTCGGCGTTGCGTGCGGGGTGTTGCTGGCACCCGGCAGGTCGCTGACGTTCTGCTCCCAGATCGGAACCTTGACCATCTACCCGAACAGCGACTGACCGCCGCCCCCGACAGACTTGAAGAAGCCACCGGCAGCGCCTGTGATGCCGCCGATGATTGCGCCCTGCGCCTTGATCTTCCCGGCCTTGAGTGCGTTCGATGCTTCCATTTCGTTGAGCACGGCCTGATCCTGCCAGCGTTGGCTCTCGATGCGTCCGGCGTATTGCTGCGCCGCCACGTCGCCCTCGATGCGTCCGGCGCTCTCGCCGAACACCGTGATCGGCGTGCCGCTGCCGACCTCCGCGCCGCCTGAGGCGAAGGCAAGCCTCTGCCGCGCCAGCGCGTATTCTCCCTTGATGGCAACGTCCTGCGACTTCTCGCTGGCCTTGTAGGCTTCCGCCGTGGCGTTGTTGCGGGCCACCTGCGCCTTGTACTGCGCCGCCTGCGCTTCCGCCTGCGCCTGCTGCTGCGCTCCCGCCGCCGAGGCCATCGCGCCGACAATGCTGCCGACCGCCGAGAGCACCGGGCCGATGATCGCAAGCGCAGCTACGCACATGGTTTCACCCCGCGACCCGTTGACCGATGACCAGCGCCGTCAGCGTGAACGGCAGCGGCTCGTCGTGTTCTATCACGATGTAGCGGTCGCGATCCCACTCGCCGTCGAAAGGGAGCACGCGATCCCCTGAGAACATCGGCACCGGGGTCGCCAGCGGCTCGTCCGCCGAACGGTACGGGATCGGGTCCAGCTTGCCGTTCGCCAGTTGCCCTTCGCTGCCGAAGGTGCCGCCGACCGAGTTCTGGAGCCGCGCGATGATTTCGAACACGCGCCCGATCTGCCCTTGCGCGGTGCCGCCCTGTGCGCCTGCCTCGACGTGCAGGGTCTTGATGCGGCTCTTGAAGCGGTAGCCGATCAGCACCTTGGAGGCGGGCACCTGCAATTCGATGATGCCATTGCTCACCGCCAGATCGTACAGCGGCACGCCGTCCGCCAAGACGCTGACCAGTTCGTTGTTGAGGTGCCACAGCCCGCTGATGATGGTGGCGGGCGGCCCATCGTAGAGCAGCGCGTTGTCGAGGAAGAAGGCATCCTCCAGCGGAGCGCCATCGAGCAGCCCCTGCATGCCGACCTCGATGTGGCGCTTCCAGCCGCCATCAATATAGCGTTCCACGATCAGCCAGAGTTCGTCGCCCTCGCCTCCGGGGATCGAGGCGCAGTGCTTGACCGCGCCGTTGCCGCCCACGAAGTGGTGATGCCATCCGACCACCTGCTGGTCGCGCTCGTAGGTCATCGCCGCGATGTGGCCGTCCGTGCGGGCATACCAGATCATCAGGTCGGGCGAGGCGACGTAGGCCCCCTGCACGATGCCGGGGTGCGTGATGTGCTCCGACAGGATGGTGAGGTCGGGCGCGGTGTAGCTGTCGGTCTGGAAGTTGTAGACCAGTTCGCGCAACCGCCGCGACGGGTTGGTGTTCTTGCCCTTGCGCTGCGCGAACAGGATGGCGGGGCCTGCCCGCACCGGCTTCACGTCCGCGATGCCGAATGATGTCTCGCGCGAAATCTTGATGTTGGTCGGGCTGATCGCCTCGTTGGCGTTGGAGGCCGCCACGATGTACTCGCCGGACGTGGCGTTGATCACCAGCCGCTTGGTGGTGGACATGTGCTTGACCGCGTCCACCTGATCGCTCGAAATCGTGTAGTGATAGCTTTCGTCGTCCTTGTCGCCGTCCTTGAACTTCAGGTAGGCGTCGAGCATCGACCCCCACAGTGTCGTGGGCTGGAATTCGGTGTTGGCGGCGACCAGCCTCTGCTCGTGGAAGGTGCCGGTCTTCGGGTAGCCGCGTTCGTCGCTCCACGCGCCCTCCTGCCACTGGTAGGACGAGCGCGTGGCATAGGCGGTATAGGGTGTGCGGTTCTTGACGATTTCGACGTTGGCGTTCTGCGTGTCCACCACGTTGGTGATCTGCACCACGCAGTAGCCTGAGTGCTCGTAGCGCATCTGCGCGATGCCGCCCGTCTTGCCGTAGAACACCTCCACCGTGCCCTTGGTGTGCGTCGGGTACGACGCGGTCGAGGACATTTCCTGCCCGCCGCCGCTCACCACGTAGTAGACGTTGCCCTTGTACTCCCAGAAGCTGCCGTCGCTGACGGTGACCACCGCGCCCGGTGCCCAAGTGGCATAGCCGAAGGTGGAGCCGTTCGCCTTCTCCCAGATGCGGAACAGCGCACCGAGGTGCGAGGCCTTCAGCGTCGGCTTCGAGAACGTCATGATGCCGTTGCCGCTCGCCACGTCGATGCTGACGGTGTTGGCTTCGTCGGTGTTCATGTCGAGGAACGGGCCTTCCTCGACGTTGCCTGTCTCCAGCGTCCAGCTTGAGTGTGTCAGCCGCTTGAGCAGCGCAATCGGCCACTGGTCATTGAACAGGAACAGCGTGTCCGCCGACTGCGTGAAGTTCATCGCCGCGATGTCGGAGGCGGTGAACGCGGTCGCCACCTCGTAGACGTGGTAGGACGTGCCGCCGCCGATGTAGGTCGTGTAGTTGGTGGAGTTGATGCCCGCCAGTTCGAAGGTGGTCGCGGTCTTGTTGGCGACAGTGAACTCGCGGTTGTTGATTTCGACCATGCCGGTGACGCCCGCGATGATGACGTGGTCGCCGTTGACGAGCGTGTGTCCCGCCGCGATGGTGACCGTGGTGGTTGCGCCCTTGCTGATGCCGGTGATGGCGTTGGAGCGGTCGAAGATCAGCCCGCGATCCTTGAAGAAGCGGATGTAGCCGGGACCGAACTCCAGCATGTAGGCCTGTTCGGTCGAGAACACGAACGGCACGAGGATAGCGTCGGGGTTGTTGGCCCTGACGTTCGACACGTTGAGCGTGCCGCCGCGCTTGCGTGCGCCGCCCTGCGGCAGCACCGTCACGTTGGTGAGTTCGCGTGCGCCGTTGGCGTACTTGGCAAGATCAACGCGCCCGTAGACGCGCGGGGAAATCTCTCCCGCCGTGAAGTTGGTGAGGATGGAGTTGACGGTCCCCATGCTCAGACCTCAGACAGCCGCGCCTGCTCCCATGTGCTGATCGGCTGGATGTCGGGCGAGCCATCGAGCGCGTCGGCGTATTTGGCGCTTGCCGCGATTTCCGCGTAGGCCTTCTGGTACATCGTCACATCGTTGGCGCTGTCGGTGAACGGCTTGCACCAGCGCCACGCCAGCCGTGCCGCAATCGTTGACACCAGCCCCGCGTCGAACAGCGCGGCGTCCACGCGAGCCGTGTAGGTCAGCCGGAGGCCCTCGACGTTGCAGTGGATGTGATCGCCATGCACCGCGAAACGCTCGACGTTGCCCGACCCTGCGTGCTCGGAATTGTCACCCTCGACGTAGACGATGCGCACGAAGTCGTCCGGCTTGCGGAACGCCAGCGCGTAGCCGAACAGCGGCGTCTTGGTGGGATCGGAGGCGAGCAGCGCCTGCTTGCGGCAGCAGCGCCACGGATGGTCGCGCAGCACTTCGAGCACGGTCGGCTCATAGGTTGCGAGGAAAAGTCGGCCAGCCTTTGATGTGCTGTCTGCCGTCGCGATCAGGGGCTGGCCTAGGTCGGTGAGAGCGAGGTTGGCGATGCCAAGATCGGTCTGCGGCATTGGTCACCTCGCCCTCGTTTCCGTGTCCGCCAACTGGCGTAGGGGTATCGGTTGCGATCAGCGGTTCACGAAGACCCTGCGATGTACTCGATCTCCCAAGCGACTTTGCCCGCCGCCGTGCCTGCGGTGGTGAGCGTGAAGCCGAGGTCGTACCAGAGGTTCGGATCGGCGGTGAGGCCCGCATCCTGCCATACCTGCTGGCCGATCTTGTCGATGGTGCGCACCGCGAAGGCTGTCTCCAGCCCGGTCGGATGTACGGTCGCCGCATCGAACGCGGTGGCGTAGATGCCAGCCGCGACCGCAGCGCCGCCTTCCGCCGCGATGCGGTAGAGCGTGAGGCCCCACGCGCCAGCGGCGATGGCGTCGTTGAAGATTTTGATGCCGGTGATGCGCCAAGACGAGTGGACGCGGGCGAGCCGCATCACGGAGCCATCGTCGTCGGCGGCGGCAATCGCCGCGTTTCCCACGATGGAGTACTTCTTCGCGCCCGACAGATGCACCGGGTTGAGCGACTGCACAGCGGCGTCCGCGTTCTGCACTGCTGTGGATTTGATATTCACAACGGCCATGAGGCCCTCCTTTGGTTGCGCCGCCCCGGTTGGACCGGCGTCCGGTCAGTTCATAGTGCGGTGACGCAAGTGGACTGTGCTCACGTCACCGCACCGTCGCGTCGTCCGTCCCCTTACGCTCCGGGGCCGCCAGTCGGGTTGCACGTGATGATGCCGACCTTGGCTTCTTCCATGCGGGTCGCCCCGATGATCATCGAGTAGAACACCTGCGTGGCGTAGTTCTTGTCGGCTCGCTCGCTGATGCGGGCCGATGCGTCCTTGCCGATGCCCAATTTGATGCCGCTCTTGACGTAGTACAGGCACTGGTCGTCGGTGCCGGACAGGGTCGTGCGCTGCGTGCGCTTGAACTTGAAGCCCACGAAGGTGTCGATCTTGCCCTCGACCAGCGCCTTCACCGTGTTGTAGTCGGCTGACGTGGTCTTGGTCGAGTTGAGCAGCGACGTGATCTGCCGCGCTGGCAGCACGACAAAGCGTTCCTCGTCGGGGTCCACGTCCTTGCTGTCGAGCATTTCCTTGGCGGCCAGCAGCTTGGCGACGTTCATGCCGTAGTTGCCAGCGGTCGCTGCCGGGTCTTTCACCGTGACCGGGATGGTCATGCTGGTGTCGTAGGCGGTCTGGATCGAGCCATCGACGCCCGTGTAGGCGGTGCCGATTGCGTTGACGATGATGGCATCGTCCATCGCGCGGCCCATCGCCCATGCGGCGGCCTGTGCGTACTGGCTGGCCGGGTCGATCAGCATGCGCACCTTGTCTTCTTGGTCGATCAGGTCCGCCCAATCGTAGTCAACGAGCGACACGCGCCTGCGGGCGTGCGGGGTATCCATGCGAGGCGTGTCGGAGTGGCGTGAGGTGCGAACGCGAGCGGCCACTTGGCCGATCTGTTCGAAGAACGCGGTCTTGCCGACCACGCTCTCCATTTCCACGGTTTCGCGAAGCCGCGATCCCTTCTGTTGAGCGAGGTGCGCGACGTTGCCTTTGTACTGCTCGACAAAGGCGGTGGTGATCTGGATTGACACGGCTGTGCCTCCACAAAAATGGTTGAACGGTTCAACTCAGTTTTGGGAGTGCCGCCGTAAAGGCGATCCCTGCATGCTTGGGAGGTTGCGGATCGCGAGAGGCGAGTGCCCGCAACGCTCCCTTCTATCACGCGGGCTGCGGTTCGACAAACAGCCGATTGTGCAGTTCGGTCAGTTCACGAAGTCGCAGGTCGTGCTCCGGGTGGCTGGCGTCCTTGAGCGCCACATCGTAGGTCGAGCGGAAGGATGCGATGCGGTCCTTGATCGCCTGCGGGTCGCTGTCGGCGGGTGCGCCCGGAGGATGCGGGGATCGCTCGCCGGTCACCGCCGCCTTGGTGGCGTACAGGTACTTCACGAAGGACGGCATCCGCGCGAGGCCTGAGGTGCGGGCGCTCTCCTGAATTTCGGGTGGCATTTCGAGAAAGGCGGCGCGAGCCAGCGCCCGCCTTGCTTCGAATTCGCTGCCCCAATCGCGTTGCAGTTCGGCCTTGCCCTTGACGATGTCATGGCCGACCTGCGTGTTCTGCAAGTCCATCTGGGCTGCGTAGCGGTCGCGGTACTGGTCCACCAGCTTCTGCGCTTGGCGCTGCGACAGGCCGCTCTCGAACGCGGCACCCCGCCACCAGCCCTCCATGTTCTCGTCCCACACCATGCCGTCCGGCAGCTTGTCGGGCTTAACGAAGCTGTAGGCCTGCGGCTCCGGGGGCCTGCCGCCTGCGGTGTAGTAGCGGTCCCACGCCTCCTGATCGTTGGGGTCTTTCGGGATCGGCACCTTCTCCTGCCCCAAGGTGCGCTCAAGGTTGACGTAGGCGCGGGCGAGGCTCTCCGGGGTGGAGTAGCGCGACAGCGACGGGTTCTCGGCCAAGTCCTTCGGCAGAGTGGCGAGGAACGCCTTGGTGGCGTCCGGGGCCAGCTTGTCGGCCACCGCACTAGATGTAGTGGCACTAGATGTAGTGGGTGGCTGGGGTGGTGACCCACTAGATGTAGTAGGTGGGGCGGCTGGCGGGGGTGCAGCGGGGGGCGGCGGTGCGCCACCGGGAGCCGGTGGTTCGGCCAGCAGTCCATCATCCGGGGGCATCGGTGTTCTCCTTCTGTTTCGAATATCGGCGCTTGAGTTCGCGCGAGGCCATCAGCACGTCAGTCTCGCGCGAGGCGACCGCGTGCTCGCGCTGGTCGAGTTCGACCATGCGCTTCTCGATCACGCCCGCAAGGTAATCGAGGTTCGCTGCGCGGGCGAGCAGTTCGGCGGCGTGGCGGTCGAGTTCCCGCACCAGCGGCTCAAGAACTTCCCGTTCCGTCATCCTCGCCCTCCAGTTCAAACTGCGCCAGCATGCCGCTGCGGACCCCCGGTATGTCCTTGGGGGTCATCTGCATGTAGCGCAGGATGTGGAGTACGACTTCGCGCTGCCCTTCGCAATGGGCCATTGTCAACTGCTCACCGCTAAATGTCGTGCCAAGCACGTAGTGCCGCGCGATCAGGTCGTACAGCACGCGCTTGCCTTCCTCCGATCCGAACACCACGCGGTAGTCCATCAGCCGCATGCGGTCGTCGTAGCGGATCGTGCGCTTCTTGGCGTCCGGCATCTAGGCTGCGGCCCGCTGCGCGGCACCGGGCGGCCCGATTGCTGCGGGCAGCGCCTTGCGTGCGCCGCCGACCAGCGAGCCGATGATGTCCTGAATGTTCTGCCCGCCTTGACCCGGAGGCGGACCCATCGGGGCCACGCCCTGCGCCGGACCCGGCAGTTGCGGCACCGGCATCTGCTGCGACATGCCGATGGTTTCCACGCCCTGCTTGCCTGCGGAGGCGAGGCTGTCGATGCCGGACCCGCCCTGCTGGAACGCCTTCGCCAGCATCGGGATGAAGGTCTGCATCATCTTCATCATGTTGGCCTGCTGCGTCTGCTGCTCCTGATGGTCATCCGACTTGAGCAGTGCGTCGTCCACGCCGAACCAGTCGAACAGCGCGGGCGTGATCTTGGCAACGTCAATCGGGCCGAACAGTTGCTGCGCGATTTCCGGCCCCAACTTGGCGAGCGGCTCCAGCGTTGCGATCACCTGCTGGAACCCTTGCGCGATCTGCGACTTCTGGGCGCGAGCGAGCGGCGACGAATACTCGATGCGCATGTCGGCGTTCTGGATTTCCTCAGGCGGCTGCTCGAAAGCGCCCTGCCGGTTCATGATGCCGAACACCCGCTCGACCAGCGGGTTGAGGAACTCGTTCTCAAGGCGTCCAAGCACCGGGCCGAGCAGGCGCATGCGCTCCGTCTGCCGCTGGATAACTTCGGTCGCCGTCATCTTGAAGTCGCCAACGAACTGCACCTGATCCACGAACATGGTGGTGCGGATCGCGTTGTCGAGTTGCTGGATGTACTCTGCGGCGTAAGGGAGCGACGATGACGTGGGCATCTGGCCGATTTCGGCCTTGTTGCGCAGATACGTGAGCGACCCTGCGTACTGGCGAACCGGCCCGATCAGGTTCTCGTGCGGGACCGTGAGCGGCGGATCGACTGCCTTCTCTGCT